AATGGAATGCCGTTATCTTTATAAGTCATAACTAATTCATTCTTATCAATACTTAAATTGACTTCTATGAACACTTCTCTTCCGTCAGTTGATCCGTGGGTAATAGTATTTGTATAAAGCTCTTCCAAAATCAAAATCATGGGCATTGAAATACTAGAAGTATTATTTTCTTCAAAAAATTGCTCGAGCTTAGTAACTAACATAGTGAGGTCGGAAATATTATTAGTTAAATTAATCTTAAGTACTTTCATATTATTCAAGCTCATACTAACTTAAAAAGTATTATAAATTTATGACAATAAGACTTATTATTATTATTTAATTAATGATACTCTTATAGATAGCCAACATATCATTTTTAATAATAATGTTTTAACAATTAATATGAATTTAGTCGGGTTTAATCTAAATTCATCAAATTTTAAATTAATACAAATATTTATAGATATGAAAATGAAAATTTTTATACCTGATTTATTTATAAAATATATAATCAATTTTCAAACAGAATTACAATATATTCCAGTAAATATTTTTTATATTGCACCATATTTATTAACTCTTAAAGATGCTTATCCATATTTATATAAGATCAAATTAGTTTCGCGGATTAATATTTCAATTCAAACTTCATGTTATTTATATTCTGATAATACCAAATATAAATGTCTTATATTTGGTGGTTATGATATCATTGATGATTATTTTATAATAGCATTACAAACTAATTTAATAGATTTAACCTTAGAAATAGATAATTCTAGACAGAATTATATTTATGAAATTAATAATGTTATATATAATGTTATTGATATTAAATTTTATCAAAATATAATACAATTTTGTCAATATCATAATCAAACATCTTTAACTAGTATTGAAGTATTTATGGGATTAAATAATTATAATGAAATATTTAATAAATTAGTGGGATCTCGTTTTATTTGTGAAATAATTCCAATGAATAATATATTATACAATATATATCTAATATCTTATAATGAATATAATTTATTCGATAATTATACTCTAATTCAAAATAGTTCATTAAAACAACATATTATACAAACACAAATGACCAGAACAATATCTTATATTCCTAAATGGAATTCTTATTTTAAATTTTTTAATTATATTCATTTATATTTTAATGATGTATTAATAGAAGAATTAAATGATGACATATTTAATATAAATTATTATTTATATTCATCTGAAGAAACACGAAAACAAATTGATAAATTAACTCAAATAAAATTTACCGGTTATAGTTGGATATTTCATATTCCTCTAATTTTTTGGTTTTCTAAAAAATCTGAATTAGCTTTACCCTTAATTGCTTTACCATATACCGAAATAAAAATAAAATATAAATTCGCCGATTTAAAATCAATACTTATTTTATCTGATGATATGAAATTAATTGATTTAAGTAACTTTAATCCTGATATTAAAATAAATCTTATTACTGAATATATTTTGCTTGATTTAACTGAAAGACAATTATTTGGATCATATAGTCATGAGTATTTAATTTCTAAATATAAAATATATAAAAGTAATTATATTAATGTGTCAAATATTGTAATTAATCAAAAATTATCAGGTTTAATAAAAGATATATATCTAATAAGTAAACCATTAAATTACCCATCATTAAATTATATTCCAGAAGTTGAATCAAATTATGATAATAGATATGCAAAATATTTAACTAGTTTAAATTATTATAACAATTATATTTTGACTAATTTATTTACATCACAAAATGAATACATGTATATAGAAGATATAAATATTATTAAAGAAAATTTAATAACTTACAATAAATATTTGAGTGCTCCAGATAAGAATATAAGTGAATTTACTTATATTAATTTATTAATAGATAATTTTCAAACTTTATCTTTTTGGGATGAAAACTTATTAAAATATTTATTATATTTTATAAATAAATATTTATCTAGTGCTCAACGTAAAACAAAAATGAATAATAATAAAAATCGTAATATTATTTATATATTAACCCAATATTTGTTACATACATATAAAAATGAAGTTAAAATAACTGAAATTTCACCCATTACTTCTTTAAAATTTACCGTAAATGGAACAGATTTATTTAATGCTTTAGATAGCACATATTATAATAGTGTAGTTCCTTATACAAAATTTAAGAATACATTACCTATTGGATATTATGTATATTCTTTTTCTTTATATCCTCTAGATGATCAACCATCAGGACACCAAAATTTTACAAACTTTGATACGACAACAATAGAAATTACATCTGCTGTGACTAATAATATAGTAGAACCTTATAAATTAACTTTATTTGTAAAAGATTATAATATAATAAGAATTATGAGCGGAATGGGTAGTTTAGCTTGGATAGATTAAAGTATATAAATTAAACCACCTACTCCATTACTTATTTTTAATATATTATATTGGACACCATAAGCTTGTATGAAAACAGGATTTTGATAATTAACAATAGAGTTCATATTTAGAGAAATATAAGCATCGTCAATTTTACTAAAATTAATACTCCCAGAAGGTTGTAATTCTAATGGATTTAATGCAAAGGAATATAGATAAATCCCTTTTTGTGTATTGTAAAATTTATATTGATATTTTTGAATAATATCATAATATTGTATTGCAGAAAGATCCATTCTATTTATTGAATTAATAACAATAGTATTTTTAGTGATTAAATCTTGTTCTATTTCTGTATATGGATAAGATGTATAATTAAATTTATTATTAATTAAATTATTTGATACTGTTAGACAATGCCAAATAATTAATTTAATAGGATTATAAAATGGTAATTTATATATAGTATTAACAGAATATAATATTTGTTGTGGCAATGTTTGTATAACTTGAATTAAATATTCATGATCATTATTAATAAATTTTTTTCTTTCATAATTATCTAAATAGATATAATCTATCAATAAATATGCATCAATAAAAGATGGTTTATTAAATTTGAAATAATCTTCATTTTGTACAATTACTGAATTTGGTTGAATATAAATATTAAAGTTAGATATATTACCAATAATTTTTAATTTATTATCATTCAATTCCGTTGGAACAATAAATTTTCCCACTAAAGGATTATAATATAATATTTGATTAATATTATCAAAATAAATAAATTTAGCAATATTTTTAATATTTTGATAATATTGATATATTATTTCACCAGGTTGTAGAATACAAATATTATTGGTGACACGCATATAATATGAAGGACTTATATTATAACATGTATCAATAGTATTAAATTCAACATGTATTTTAATTTCATTATGAGCTAAAGCAATTAAAGGTAAAGTTAAGCCGGAATCTTGACAAAACCAAAATGAAAGCGGTACATATAATATATATTTATTTTTATTTAAGGAAAAATCGGTTAAAACTGGTATATTTCCAATCATTTTATTATATCCATGTTTTTGCCCTCCTGAAATAGTTAATTCATTCCATATATTTAACCAATCACCATAATGACGATCTATAATTGTTCCTCCTATTTCAAATTCTATATAATTAATTAATGCTATACCAATTTTTTCTACCCAAGCAAATTTTTTTAAATTTGTAATAGTTTCTAATTGAATAGTAGGTAATATAATACATAAATAAGTCATACCAATTAAATCGGCATTTTTTCCTATATTAACGGTACATCGTCTACTAAAATCTGGTGTTGTTTTAAAATATTGAGCTGTTTGTTCGATAGAATAATTAGTATATCTTTTATATGCTATTTTAAAATATGTAATTTCGGGCTGTGCAGATAAAAAAATATTTTCTTTACCTACATTTATTAAAGTTAGTAACCCTAAACCCATTATTATTAAAAGTAGAATTCAAATTTTTAAGATATTTTATTCAATCATATGTATATTATTGAATAAAATTCTTATATATATATTATATTATTGTTGCATTAATTCTAAACTATTAATAAAATTTAATTCCAGGATGCTGATTGAATTGTATTATCATATTTTGTATCTTGTATAAGCTCAACCAATTTGTTTAACACACCAACTAAAGATTCTCGTTTTCCCGAAACTTTATTTATAAGGTGTTCTTTACTTTGATTAAATTTAGCTAGATGATCTATTGATAATACAGTTGTATTATCTTGTACATTATAAAGTTCAAGTAATCTTTGATATTTTTCTATATATAATAGAACTTTTACTAATTTAATTTCAGAGTTTTTAAGACTATCGAGTAAACTTTGAATTTTCTGATCATCTGCGGGACTTATTGTTTTATTTAATGATTTAAAATTTTGTACTAATTGTAAATACTGACTTTGTAGAACACTCCAATATTGTTTAGAAGCATAATGAAGTACATTTTCTTCTGAATTTAAGTTTATATTATCTCCGCCAATCATATAAGCTATATAAGGAGGATATAGGGCTGGTGTAGCCGCAAATTTAAGTTTGTATGTGTCATTTTTAGTTTGATTAAGTATTCGTCCTATATTGCTTAGATTAAGATTATCATTAGGTCTAGCAGAGGATACCCAAGGTTTTATACCTATATTAGTTAATTTAAAATGTTTAGGACCAATTGATACATCAGGAAGTGGTACAGTTATTTCTTTATTCAAAATCGCAGGATTGTTATTTATTTTATTTACAAGTAAATCTAAATATGATATTAATTTCGTATTATTAGAAATAAGATTTAAATCTTCTAATGTAAGTTTTTGATCTACTGGTATAGATCCATTATTAATTTCATCTTTTAAACTTTCTAACCATTTTTCTGTAGTTTGAACTTTAGTTAATCTTCTATTTAATAGTTCATCAAATTGCGATTGTACTTTAAATTTAAATGCTTTTAGAGTAATAATTGCAATATCTGGTAACATATTTTCTACTTCCTTTACAGCATCAGTCCAAAAATTTGGATTTTTTAAATATCTTTTGCATTCCTGAATATTACGACCTTTAAGGCAATCTCTTAAATAATCTGTACATGTATATTGTATATTTCCATCTAGATTATTTATAAATCCTGTACCAAAACATTTATTTTCTACAGTTAATTTTGCAAATTCTTCTGATTTACTATGTACACCAACTTCCACATTATTTACGATTGTGTATAATAGACCATCAGCTAATTTTCTATAATATTTTTGTTGACTAGGAGCAATTTCTTCTGTTAAAATTTTAGAAACCTCTAAATCTAAGGGTTCTACTTGTTTTGTATGCTCTTCTAATATTGTCGTAATAAAAAATTTATTAATCATATAACCAAATGCAGATTTATTATATGGTCCCGTAACTAAAGCTTGTTTAAAAACTGTAGTAATAACTTCGGGCCAATTATTGGAATTTGTAATTCCCATTATTTGTTCAATAAGATAACTTTTATATTCAAGATTATCTGGTAAAAGAGCAACTGTCTGATTTTTTTTGCTATTTAAATCACCAGTAATAGGAATATTACCAGTTAATCGAAATATATCTCGTATTATACGGAAGTCGGTTATAGGAATATCTGTGCCTTCAGGGTCGTCTTCAAATTGAACAGCATATCCGAATAATTGTTCATATATATTTCGAAACGGATAAGCTGTAAAGATAGTTTCGGCATTTTGTAGTTCATAATTATTATCCGTAAATAATTTTGGAGTGTTATCTCCTGGAGTATTAAAAGCTAAAATTTTATCTAAAATCGCACAAACTACATTTTCAGAAGATTTTGGTTTAGCATTATATAAATGATGTAAACTATTTAAAAAATCAATATCTTTAGGGTCGGTACTTCCTTTTTTAATTACCCTTCCTGAAGTATTCGGTTCAAGTTCGTAATAAGGATCAAAATGATAAGCAATTGCACCAATAAAATATTTCCATTCTGGATGTATTTCAGTTAGACCTAAACCTTCAATTTTATTAATAAAAAATCTATTTTGCATGATGGTTGGATATAGATTAGAATTTTCATTATAAATAAAATAAACATCATTAGCATGATAATTATTTAAGGTTTGTTTCGCAGCTATAATTGAAGCATTATTACACATCTCATCTAAAAATAGTCTAACTCTATTATCATATTTATTTCCAAATAACGGTATAAATTTATTATAACGTGTTTTATCTAGACTCATTATATTATAATATAATATAGAAAAAAAATTTCTTAATATAATTATATTATAATATAATATTTTTTTTCTATATTATAATATAATAATAATCATGGATAATAATTTAAAACTTATTCCAGTATATATACCATATATAATATTTTTAATAGTTTTAATATTAATATCAAATACGATTGATAATCCAGAACAATTACTAAGGTTTCAAAAAGTCATATTAGTTTTATTTGTATTAATAGGTTTAATTAGAATTAATTACTATAATAATTTAAAATACCCAATAGACCATCTAGAAACTATAGAAACTATAGATAAACCTATAGTTTATTATTTTTATGCTGAATGGTGTCCACATTGTAAAAATTTTTTTCCGGAATGGAAAAAATTTGTTGAAAGAATTCAAAACCAAAAATTGGATCTAGAATTTCAATTAATTAACGAGTGTAACGAAAAACAATTATGTAAACAATACAATATAACTGGATTTCCTACAGTAATATTAAAAATAAATAATAATAACATTAAACAATATGATGGATCTCGTAATGCAGATGCACTATATAATTTTACTATAGAAAATCTTAATAATTTTTAAATTTTAATTGTTAAAGTTATTTAAACTATTTTTATTATTAAAATATAATGGAAAATATTGATCTTACTATTGAATTTAATGTATTAAAATATAATTTATATGAAATTTTAAATGTATTACAATCAGCAAATATAAATCAAATTAAAACAAATTATATTAAATTAATTAAAAAATTTCATCCAGATAAAAATTCTAATCTAGAAGAAGATATTTATTATCATATCATAATAGCTGGACAAATTTTATTAAATAATAAATTAAGAGAAGAATATGATGAATATTTAAATAATAAATCTGATACTTATCTTGAATTAAAAAATAACTTTAATAATCTTCAATTTAATAAATTAAATGATATACCGACAGATAATATATATGAAAAGCTTCAACAAAAAATGAATAAAAATCATGGTTATAATATAAAAATTAATGATATTAATCCAATGGAAAAATTTATAACATATAAATCTTCTAGAAAAAATGATACATATATTCCTCTAGTAAATTATAACACTACTGCAGATTTTAATGATGACTTTAAAAAAAGAAAATCAAATGATACAAATTTAGATAATCAAATTATTCAATCAGTTACTTATCCATTAGAATTAAATACTTATATAACTACAGAACAATATTCAAAATTAGATGATATAGAAAAATTATATATAAATGATTCTGTACAAAGTTCAAATTTTACAAGCTTAGATAAAGCTTTTTTATTGCATCCAGAATTAAATATAAATGAAAATATAAAAATTGAAGACAAGATAAAAAATTATAATAATGATTCAATTAGATATAATAATATGAATTTGGTTGATTATTCTAAAATTAAATTTTCAGATTGGTATTCATAAAAATATATATTTTTTAATTATCTTATTGTTAAAAATATCAATTTTTCCTTTAATATCAACTCTAAAGGTGTTAATAACTAATTTAAGATGGGTATATTTTTATTTTCTATAAAATTTTGTGCACATATGGCTCCATGGTTTAATAATTGTTTTTTTTCTTCATCTGTGTAATCATAATTTAATATCTTATTATTAATTTTAGGAATTTTAATTATATCATTCTCATCATCTTTTGAATATTTATTCATAGATATAGATGTAATTATTATTTCTAATATAGTTTTAAAAAAAATCATAATATCTTGAATAAAATTATTGGTATTAGTATTATTTTTACAGGATTTAGATGTAATTAATAATCCTAATGTTGAATTTTTATTACAATGATTAAAAGGAAAATTATTAATTAATGCTCCATCTAAATAGTAGGAATTATTATATAATACTGGTGTAAATAATATAGGAATTGAAATTGATATACGGATAGCTAATATAATAGACATATCAGGTGTTGTATCATAGGAAAATATTTCTTCACATTGATTTGAATAATTGGTACCTATGACTAATAAAGTTTTGTTAGTTTTAACAAATAAGTCTTTAAATGTTAAATCATCTACATCATATTTATTTTTAATAAATTTGCTAAACATATACTTAAATTTTAATCCATCATTGATTCCATAGTTTTCAAATAAATTATTAAATGTATATTTTGCTTCTAATGTTTTTAAATTAAATAGGTTAATAAATTCATATATTTCATTAATAGAATAATCTAATGCTAACATAAATGCTATAATTGCTCCACTAGATGTACCTGCAAAAGTTTTAAATGAAGTTAAATCTATATATTTATTATTTTCTAAATAATACAGAGCACCTATACACATTATTCCATGAATACCTCCGCCACTAAAACATATAGTATCATATACTTTATTTAAATTAATCATTATGTTAAATAATTATTAATTTCTTAAATAATTAAATATAATATAATTTTAATGGTTAATGCACAAGAATTAATTAATAAACAAAAAGAACGTGAACAGATAAAAACATTAACATATGATAAAATATATAGTTTTATTGAAAAAAAAATTATTTTATCGAGTGAAGGCAATTCTTATTATACATGGTATCAAATACCAGAATTTTTTATTGGTTTACCATTATATTCCATAGATGAATGTCAAATTTATATAAGAAATAAATTAAAAAAAAATGGATTTAAAACAGAATTTTATCAACCGAATATTTTATTAATTAAATGGTTTTCATCATAATTTAAACTTTAAACTTTTTTATTTAAATTAATATCATATCAATTTATGATATTTATAATTTATATTAAATTATTTAATAAATTTAAAATTAAT